TTGTCCAGTGTCCGCCTTTTCTTTCTTTTTTTCCCATGTTTCCTCCTCAGTGTATTGTTTGATCTGTTTTATCTAAAATTAAATCTAATAGATCTTCTATTTCTTCAGTATCGCAATCTTTGTTTTTAAAAGTTATTTTTAATTTTACTTTATCTTTAATAGAAACATCTGCTGACCCGAACAAAACTTCGTCTTCTGAGTCATTAACCTCTTCTTGAATAAGTTCATTTGTTGCATCGCTCATGTGAGCGTTTTTGTATGTATCATCGCAATAACAAACATATTCCAAATCATCTGTGTAAACCTCTCCATCATCTTTTCTTTTTACTAAGACTAAGAAGACATCAAACTTTGCCATCACCCTGACCCTCTGCATCATCGTGCCTTAACCATAACGCAAGATCCGAAACCATGTGCTTAAATTCACTTGGTTCAATTACAGCGACTAATACGCCATTAAACCAAATTTTAAGCCCATCATCATATACTGCCCATCGCGTTTTTACGTTTTTCATTCAAACTCATCCTCATCCACAAATATAACAAAACATTTCAACTTTTTATCCCATGTGTAGTGCCAAGATGGAATTTCGTTTACGTCTGAGTTTGGATCGTCCCACATTTTTTCTGCGCGTTTCTCTTCAAAATCTATAAGCCCTATTTCTTTATATTTTTTTCTTTTCTCTTCTTTAAGTTTTTCAAACTCTTTTAAAGTAAGTTTTTTCATCATAGATATTTCTCCACTGTTGCCTCGATTATATCTTTGTTCCACAAGAAACTAAGCATACAAGCCGCTTTGTACTTCGTCCAAGAAAAGTCAAATAGCCCAACATCTACCCCTTGATCAGCAAGGTGTACTCTCTGTTTATCGGTTAATCGTTGATCTAGCCATCTTTTTGTTTTTACAGCCGCATTGCCATCTTCGATCTCTCGTAAGAAATCATCTGCGGCTGCTGTGGCTTGCACAGCATCGCCAACCGAAAGAACTTTTAATTTTCCTCTAGATTTTTTACCAAATGCCACTGATAGATTTGAGGTATTTGCGACTCCAACAAAACCTTCAAAACCCATAGCCATGCGCAGGCTTTGATCTCCAAACATATTAATCCATCTAAATGGAGACATCTTCATAAGATCGAACTCTGTCATTTCAAATACGTCAAGCTCTTCTTTTTCTCCTTTCTCGCCATCAAATACATGACCACAGATAGGACATATTTTAGCGTTCAAAGGGATAACAGCTTCGCACTCTGGGCATTGCTTGAGCGGTTGCTCACCTTTTTCTTTATCGTCTAGATTTACTTGATCTTCTAAAGATCCATGCGTTAGTACGCTTGTCCCAAAGTCCAGAACAATGCAGTCTCTTTTTACTATATCAGGAAACTCTTCTGGATTTATTGTTCGTAAGCCACGCCCAATCATTTGAACCATTGTAGCTTTCTGAGAGCATGGCCTTGTTAGAATGATGCACGACACTGGTGGAGCGTCAAAGCCCTCTGTAAGCACAGCCACATTAACCACAACCTGAACATCACCATAAACCAGATCGTGGAGCATTTGTGCCCTCTCTGTCTTTGGCGTTTCTCCTGTGACTATATCTGCATTAATACCTTCGTCTAAAAACTCTTCTAACAGATCCTCTGCGTGTCTAATTGTACTACAAAATACAACGGTCTTTCTGCCCTTTGCATGATTAATATACTCTTCAACTACTTTTTGATTAATAACTTTGCGATTCATAATGGACTCGACTTGCTCCATATTGAAGTCGTTACCGCTAATAGCCACATCATTCAGTTTATCTTTTACACCACAATCAATCACATATGACTTTGGCGGTACGAGAAATCCTTCTCTGATAAGTGTCGTAATATCTATCTGATGCGAACAGTTATTGAATACTCTTCGCAATCCTTTTCCATCGCCCCTATTGGGCGTAGCAGTAAAGCCTACAATCTCTGCATCTGGATTGTCTTGTTTGACTGCCTTAATGACTTTTAAATATGTGTTGGCTGCTGCGTGATGGCTTTCATCAATCACCAACATATCGAAAGCAGGGCGATCCATAAGATTTTTATCTCTGGATATTGTTTGCACCATAGAAAATACAGCTCCACCCTTCCAATCTTTGACAGTGCCATTCACAATGCTTGTTGTGATGTATGGATTAATACGCTCGAACTTTGATTTGTTTTGATCAACAAGTTCATCTCTATGCTGCATTACAAGGATTTTTTTACCGTCCTCATATCTTTTGCCTACAAGCGCAGACAGCATAATTGTTTTACCCGCCCCTGTGGGCGCAACAACGATTGTGTTTTTGTGCTTATCTAATGCCTTGCAAGCATCATTGATAGCGGCCTCTTGATAAGGGCGCAGTAACATATCCGAATCCACTTCTTAGTCTAGATGGTGGGGGGTTTTGGACCCTCGCCCCCCCTGTGCGAGGTCTAGCAGGTGTGGAAAAAACCTGTGCCGCTAGATTACTTATTAGCCCAACTAGGAACTGCACCGGATGTTGGCTGCGCTGCCTGTTGCGGTTGAGCCGCAGGTGCTTGCGCCATTGGTGCTTGCCCAGAAGGGATAAAATCTTTCTGGTTCGGTGTCACTGCTGCCATGAGTTTATTCTTGTCCTCATAGCCGTTTGTGCCTTTTTCAATTCCGACTTTAGCGCAAATCTCCATGCCACTCAAGTCATTAACGCCACCGATGTTTCGTCTTTGAACCGCAGTCTCTGACATATCAGATGGATTAATGTTATTAGCGCTTTCAATAATTTGCCGTAATGTAGACAAACCAATCTCTTTTGCGAGTGGCATACCACTTGCGCCCATCTTATCACCATCAACAAAAAGACGATGCCAAAACTTACGTCTGTCATATTCACCGCCAACGACTGTAAACTCTAGTTCCATCCATTTAGCACTTGAGGTAGCTGATTTTTTAAACCACATACCATTGCCAAACTCTGGGATCTCTGTGTCACCCATTTTGACCACAATAATTGCACGACACAGTGTACCGTTTGGAATAAGTGTGCGTGTTTGTGTTGGTGCCTCTGACACCGCTGCATTATTTAGATTCAACATTTTCTGTCCCTTCTGTTAAAATCTGTTCATTGGGGTTTACAAAGTTTAACTTTCTCTCTGTGTTTCCCCCATTACCCATTTTCTCAATAAGTTTACCAAGATGTGGCTCTTCAAGTGTATCGAGCCTACCAGAACGATCCTTTGCAGGATAGCCCCACTCATTTAGAGCATCGCAAACGAAGGCACGAAAAGAGCCATTCTCGCCCCCCAAGACTGCCATCGTGAGAACTTCGTCCACGATGCCCGGTAATTCTTTGCCAGTTTTAGAACCTTCGATCTGAAGCGCATATTGTTTGCGCCCATAATCGTCAGTGTATTCGTCTAGGATACCGACAAAGATTACGTTCTTATCACGAATATGTTGAAGGTGTGTAAGCCACGCCATCATTTCGCGTCCGTGCATACCATAAGCTGCACGAGTATCTAGCTTGCCAGTTCTGTCTGATCTTGACTCTGGCTGTTGCTGACACCACTGAAAACACAAACGCCCTGCGACTGTGATTGAGTCGATAAATAGCGTTTGATAGTTTTTAAGATTTACTTCTGGATCACCATACATCTGGCAAACACCATCATAGTGCGCCTGACTATAACACTGATCCTCGTGCAAGGATGGATTACCGCCACCAAGATAACAAGCAAAGTCACGACATTCTGCCCACGTTTGTGGACGAATGACATCAATTGGATGTCCCTCGATAGCGGCATCACCTGCCTCTAGATCCATAAACAATGTTGTCTTTGGATCTAATGTTTTTGCTAATGTTGTTTTACCAACACCACTAGCACCACAGACTACGATCTTATGACCGCGTTTTTCTGCAAGCCGTTGTTCGGCTGTTATAATTTGTAAACCCATTTATTTATCCTCTTCGAATGAGAAAGCACCAAGATCTACCGTTCTGCAGTCTTCAAGCTGCTGTTTGATTTCTGGTGGTGCGGCTGTGTATTTGCGTTCCTCTACAGAAAAAACAATCTTTCCATAGTGTTGCGCATTTTCTGGTGACATATTATTTAAACGATCACGAAGCATATCCTGATCCCAAGTCACCTTCTTACGAACCGTAGCTTTAAACTTTTTATTATTATCCACGATTGTAGTCGTACCAAAATCTTTACCATCGGCTCGTAAAGCATCACGAACCTGTTGTAGCCAAGTATCTTGGATTTGTTCATTTAGATCAGAAAGCTCTTCTTTAAGCCCTGCGATCACAACGCGCAGTTCTTCCCTGCGCTCA